CCACTAGAGTTCTTTGCGCTGATCGTCAGAGGACGCAGATATCCAGACGACTGATCTATGTAAAGGTCAAGCGGTGCGCTAGGCGACGTTGTACCAATACCAACACGATCATTCGTAGAGTCAACGTGCAACGTGTCTGTGTCAACAGTCAGGCCGTTCGCTGTCAAGTTGTTTACTGAATAGTTCGTCAAAGAACCAAACTCATACGCTCTCGCCTGCCCAGAATCATTTCCAGCCGCATCATCCCTAGGCGCACCCGCCACAAACTTTGACCCGTCAGAAGAAATCGCTACAGAGGTGCCAAAGTAGTCGCCAGCCTCACCGTCAAGATCACTACCTACTTGAGTCCATGCAGAACCAGACCAGTCATAGATACGAACATGACCTCCTTCTGTTCCCCCACCATCATTTAAATGTGCGCCAGCAATAAGGCGGTCACCGTCAGCAGACAAAGCAACAGAAACACCGAAACCATCGTCAGATGCTTCTGATGTAATAGTTGAACCTGTCTGAACCCAAGCAGAACCAGACCAGTCGTAAACGTAAACAGCATCATCGCCAGTAGGCACACTAGTCCACAGTGTGGGATTAGAGTTCTGGGGAAGGGCTTTCATTTTTGTGCCGACAGCAATTCGACTACCATCGTCAGAAATCGCTACAGAACTACCAAAAGAAGCATCAACATCTGCAACGGTTAGTGTTGAACCCACCTGATCCCAAGAAGAAGTTCCGCTATTCCAATCGTAAACGAACACATTGCCGTATACCGGAACCCATGTACCCTGATACTCAAGATGAGAATAAGGTTCGCCCACAACAAGACGGCTACCATCTTCCGATAAAGCAATTGAGTATCCGAAGAAACGGTCATAAGTGCCGTCGCTAATTATGTCATCCAACAAATCCCAAGAAGTTGTGGAACTATTCCACTCAAATACACGAACACCGCCAATGTCTGCGTTGGTACTAGCAGGATCGCCCGTCCATGAGACATCTGCTATCGCTAACCGTGTGCCATCACCAGAAAACGAAACAGACCAGCCGCATAACTGATCGGCAGCAGAACCCCCACTGGTTTCGTAAGAATCAATATCGGAACCCATCTGCACCCAAGACGAGGTTCCACTATTCCACTCAAATGCCCTTGTAAACCCACGACCCACCTGTAGGTTTCCTGACCCATCACCGACGTTGTAAGGCGCACCAACAGCAAGACGATTACCATCATCACTCAGCGAAACAGAAAAACCAAACCACTCCGCAAATCCGCCCCCAGAAAGACCTTCACCAATAATGTCTGATCCAGCCTGAACCCACGCACTACCGTTCCAGTCGAACACCCGCACCATGCCAGTGTCTGTCCCAGACTCTATTGATTCATTCTCAGGATAGCCGACAGCGATCCTTGTTCCATCACTAGACATTGACACAGAGAACCCTGCAAGATCATCCGCCCCTACGCCAGAAATACTGGAACCCATCTGAAGCAGTGCGTCTACAAGGGTCTTCTCCGATGTAGGCACAGTTACGTTAGTGCCATCAGAAGTAATTACAGCGCCACCCAGATCAATAGAAGACCCTGACAGGTACAAATCACGGAAACGGTTAGAAGACGAACCCAAGTCATACGTGACATCTGTATCGGGAAGGATAGAGCCTGATACAGACCTACTGCCATCTGCCAAGAGGTACTGAGTGTGGTCGTCGTCACCTAGACCAGTAAAACCCCCATGATCTGAGGTGCTGATGGAAACAACGACGTTCCATGCCGTACCGTCATAGGTCCACGTCTTGTCTCCTACTGTATGTGTATCACCTGTAGAGGGGGCGTCTGGGAAGTTGATAGGCATTATTCAGGCTCCACGTATTCTGGGTGGATGATGTAGACATCGGGGGGCGTGGGGACAACCACATCGTCAATGTCATCTACATTCATCATGTTCCGTAGTTCCTGACGGTATGCCGTCCATGCAGCCTTCTGCTCATCAGAGAGAGGGCTGTCGTTTCCGGTAGTCCAATCAGAACGCTCCAGCCAAGTATTGCGAAATCCTCGCACAAAGTCGATCTTCTCTTCAACGGTCCATGCAGGAAGATGGGGGCGTTCCTCGCTAATACCAGCGACGACTTCCAAGTCCAGACGGATACCTTGACTGTCTACATACGGTTTGATGTCTGAAAATGCCATGATCACGCCTTGATGATGTAGTTGAGAACGATGTACGGCTGGACGATGGTGTGCGCCCCTCCTGAACCGGAGTTACCCAAGGATACCGTATGGGTATGGTCTATATTGTGAACGTGAGCATGATTATGCTTGTGATCCATAGTATGAGAGTGGTTAGCACTCTGGTTACCGGTGGCGTTCGTGTTGTGAGAGTGGTTGTTATCTAGGTTGACGCCACTGGTGTTGTGACTGTGGTTGGCACTAATATTACCAGTATTGCCGTGCGAGTGGTTGTAGTTGAGGTTCTGAGAGTTCGTGTTGGTAATAAACGTAAACTGCACGTTGTACGTGCCGGATTGGACCCTAAAAGCGTTGGCTTCGTTAGTGTAGATGTTCTCGCGGGTGGTAAAACTTTTATTACCGTCACCAGTACCGTGAGAGTGGTTGTAGTCTAGGTTGACGGCGTTGGTGCCATGGTAGTGGTTAGCGCTCTGTGAGTTGTTGTTATGGCTATGGTTATAGTTGATATTGTGGGCGCTCGTAGTACCGCCACCGTGGGTGTGGTTGGCGCTGTTGTTACCGGTGTTGTTCTGTGCGGCGGCATTAGCGTTAGTCAAGGAACTACCTGTGTAGGTAGTAGACGAGTCGCCTGATATAGAACTGCTATGTGCGTTAGTCGCAGCGTTGTGATTATGACTGGGTACCTCTGACTCAGTCAGTGTATGGGTCTTTGTTCCACCTGTTTCTCCGAGGGCGTCAAAGTCGGTGTCTGTTGAGTCCAGACCTACGGGGACTTTACCTGAGAGGCTGGGGACGTTGAACGTGGTGCTACCGTCACCTACTCCATATGTCGTCCCTACCACTGCAAAGAGTTCTGCGTATGTGGTACGGCTTACTGCTGATCCGTCACACAACAACCAACCAGTGGGGGCCGTTGCCCCGCCGTAAAGGCTGATAGAGCCAGATGGCTGGTATGAAATGGGGTAATACGTGGTGCTGTCCGCTGAATATTCCCAGCGGTCGTCGGTCTCGTTCCATCGAATAGCGGAGTTATCTTCGTCACCACGCTCTACTTCGACACCTGCGTGGAGGGTCGGCGTCCCCGTCTGACCGTCATTGAGAGTGATGATGTTGTCTTCGATACGCAACTGCTCTGCGGAGAGAGTCGTGGTCGTACCATGGACAGTGAGGTCCCCGTCAACGGTAAGAGAAGGGAGAGCAGAAGGTACTTCTGCTTGTACCTTGCGCCACTTTTCACCGTTCCAACGCCATTTACGTTGCCCTACGGTGTGTACTTGGTTTACGGAGGGGGAATCAGGAAAGTTGATAGCCATTAGTTAGCCTCCGGCGGGTCAGGGAAATCTACGTTCGGGAAGTCAGGATGTGTGGGAAGATCACGCAATGCCTGTCGATAGGTTGCCCACGCTGTCGTGTCCCAAGGAGCGTCAGGCAACATTTTCAAGTCAGACACCGCTAAGAGCCTGTCCCGTTCCTTTCTCTTTTCGTACAACACCGCTTCGCTATGAAACGATTGCATTTCTGTGATTTCTGTTTCGGTCAATGCTTCAACGCTGTGTTGTCCAGTTTGACCGTCATAGCGGGCTATGCTCATTTCGGACATCCGTACAACTCCCATCTGCCAGAGAAATTGTAAGCACCAGCCACGCCACCAAATATGAGTCCATCCATCTGCCCTGTGCTTCTGATGAATGTGTTGTTGATCTCAACATATCCGAGAGTGCTGTTGTCTGAGTAAAGACCGTAAGAGGTGGTCAGCGTGTAAGCACCTGACACCATCGGACTGCTGATGTTGACAACGAAACTTGTAGGGTTGCCCCCCATTGGTAGGAACTTCCCATAACTGAGAAGAACGTCTTTCTGTGCGCCGACAGATGTGACATGAGCGTAGAACCGCTGGTTGTCGTAACCGTTCGTTGTCAAAAGTGTTCCGTTGTACCAACCTCTGAAGTAAATCCACTCTTGCGCTGCTCCTGTCACTCCACTCAGATGCAACTGGTAGTTGTCGAACTCTGTAGTGAAGATGTTTTGAAGCGATACTGCAATCTGATTTGTCCAGTCACCGCTTGCCGCCAAAACCAGCCCAGTTTTCTTGCCGTCTGTTCTCAATGCACCTGTTGTGTTGATGTCTCCGTTGACATCCAACTTGTACGACGGCGAAGTATCGTTGACACCGACATTGCCAGACGAGTCAATCGTCATACGGTTCTGTCGGATAGAACCGTTGCTTGTCGTGTAGAAGTTCAAGTTCCCATCTTCGGAACCATCTGTATTATCTGCAATATCCGCACCTACCCCGCCATACTCAATCCACTCGCTGGCAGAGTTCTGTCGTCTAAAGTGCAAATTTGACCCGCCGCCGACACCGCTTCCGTTTCTATCCAAATGGAGCGTTCCAAAATCCTCAGTAGTGTCTGCTGTTGAGTTACTAATACGAACAGCAATGGAACTGGATTACCCGTGCCAGAGTGATCTGCCAAAAGCATTTCATTTCCACCAGTGTGCCTAATCACACCAGTTGTTCCTGAGAAATCGCCAACTACTTCTAGTACAGTTGCTGGAGTCGTTGTACCGATACCGAGCCGATTGTTCGTATCATCCCAAACCAGATTGCTGGCATCACTAGAGAACGTGCCACCCGAAGCAAACTGGATAGCACCATCAGTACCCGAAGCAGCAGCGCTAGCAGCACCAACCTCAACCCACTGTGCTGATGAACCATCGTCGTAGTACAGATATGTCTTTGCTGTATCTGTGTCAAACCATAGGTCACCGTTACCGGGGGTCGTTGGGGGCGTGCTGGAGGTCTGCATTGCAATAACTCCAGCGGTACCGACCTCAATCCACGCACTGTCATAATAGACGTACATGGCTCCGGTGTCGGTTTCATACCAGAGGTCACCCGCTACAGGATTGGATGGGGCGGTGTCCGATTGAGTGGCTCCTCCACCACCTTGCTTTACCCAAGCACCACCTGAGCGGATATACAACTCATCGTTAGTGGTATCAATGGCTATAGCACCATCAGCGAGGCTGGCTGTGGGGGCACCGGTAGTCGTTAAGGTAATGAGGCCGGAAGCGGCTTCAAGAGTGTCGTCGGTCTTTAAGGCGTTGGCGGCGTCTCGGTAAAGGTTGGTATCACCAGCAGTGGAGCCATCGCCCCAAGTGATCTTTCCTCCAGCGTCAATCTGTACTCGGTTCTGAATGTCACCGTCGACGTTGGCGGCGACAGCCTGCGATGATGCTGCCGTTGCGCCTTCTATTGTTATAGGAGTCTTAAACCTTTGAGCCACGGCCTCAACCGCACCTTTCTTGTGTCAGCCCTCGGGCTGTACTATTAAGCCGAAGTTACAACGATACGGTAATCACCAGCGGTGATAGTACCGAGCAAAGTAACAGTAACTGTGTTGTTGTTCGTACGTACTGTATCACCCATAACAGTTGCACCGGTAGAGGTGTCGTACACCTGAACCATCACGTCGGTGGTACCGAAATTGTGAGTTACAGTAGTAGTGCTAGTACCGCCTGTTGACCCGTCACAGTCCACAGCAGCAATGCGTGCCGTTGTGGTACCTGAGAGTCCAGAAGAAGTAGTAGCGAGAGAGGTACGAGCCGTGGATGGCGTCTCTGACGTCCAGTTCGTGCCATCGCTAACGATGAAGTTGCTGTCAGCGTGGGTGAGGGCGGCGAGATCGTCAAGATCGTCGTCCCAAGCCTGCACGTTTGTGCCGATGACCACGCCCAGCGTGGCTCGTGCGGTTGCGGCGTCAGCGTCGTCGATAAGTGAACGACCATATGAGGAAAGGGTGGTGACGCTAGCGGTACCAGACCCTGTGAAGTATGGGAGGGCGTCGGCGGCGCTAGTCAGTCCAGCAAGAGCCGAAATCTCGGCATCGATGTTGATGAGGTTTGACCAATCAACATTGGCATCAATCTCACCGATTGTCCCCGAGAAGACTTCGCCAGTAGCACCCGCATCAGGGATAAAGGTGAACTTACCGGTTGAATCATCAAAACCAAAGAAGCCCAGTTTGTCCGAGGTACCGTCGTGCCAACGGAACTCAATACCACGGTCTTTGTTGTCATCAGAGGCGGGGGCGGTGTCACCACCGAGGGTGAATACCGGGTCGTCAATCGTGACTGTGGTGGAGTTGACGGTAGTAGTTGTACCGTTGACGAACAAGTCACCGGTAACTGTGAGGTCGTTACCGATAGTTACGTCATTAGGAAGACCGACAGTCACCGCACCAGTAGATGCGCTGACTTCAACCTCGTTAGCGGTACCAGTCAGTGATGAGACAGAGTTACTGCTTAGGTCGCTGACCTGAGAGGAAGTAATACTAATGCTGGTGTCGGTAACGCCGGTTACCTGACCCTGAGCATTGACAGCAAATACGGGAACGGTGTCAGCCGCTCCGTAGGTGGCGGCGGTTACAGTCGTGTTATCTAGAGTGACGGTGATCGTGTCACCAGTAACGCTGGTGGAGATACCCGTACCACCAGAAACAGTCAGTTCATCTGTGGCGAGGGCGACGCCGTCGTCTGTACCGCTGTCGGCAGCGATGTTAAGAGTGGTGGCAATGCTTGCCTGACCAGCGACCGTAAGTTGACCTTGAGCGTTAACCGTGAAGGTAGGAATAGCGGTAGACGAACCGTACGAACCTGCGGATACTCCGGTGTTAGTGATAGACAGCGTTACGTCACCATCTGATCCGCCACCAGAAAGGCCCGTTCCTGCTGTAACAGCCGTAATGTCGCCATCAGCCAGAACTGTCCAGTCAGTACCGTTCCAAACCTTGAACAGGTTCGTGCTGGTGTTGTAGATGATCTGACCGGCAAGAGGGGAACTCGGGTCCGCGGCAACATTCTGAACGACTGCGTTAAGCAGTTCGTTCTGGTTGAGATCTAAGTTTGTCAAGTACTTCTGGGCCATGATGGCTCCTTATGTAAGGTATGCGTACCCAGAGAAAGCCCCTGAGAACTCAATGCGAACGGTCTCGTTGTCTACGTATGTTACCTCACCTACTACTACCGAATTAGCGCTATCGACTACTGTGACTGAAGGTTTTCCGCCCAAGGAGTGGGTGATAGTCCACGTAGCGGAAGCGGTGTTTTGGGTGTGCGTGTGACGTAAGGTGAACTGACTGAAACGCCCTGTGGGGGACGCTGGCCACACGCCGTCTGTCTTTGGTCCGTAGACAGCACTACTATCGTCTAGGTCGATGTAGAAATCTCCGTCGACCCCTACATCTGCTGCTGGAAAACCATTTCCAGATAGGAATAAAGTACCTCGGGCACCTTGTACCCCGGTACTACTGACTTCTACCGTTGTGTCGTATGTAGTGACCTCTAATGTGTTAGTGGTCTCGTCTACTACGACTTGGTTAGTGTCACCATAAACCTCAACATTGCTCATATTCTAAATACGTCCGGCCTAACGACGAACGCCCCCATGAGCAGTCGTGTAACTTCTCCTGAAGATGAAGTGAGTTCCAAAGTATATGTATATTGACTAGCATCGATATCCATATCAGAGGCCGCTACCGACAACGTAATAGTGCCAGCGGAACCCCCTAAAGAGATACGTCCATTGCTAGTGCTTAACGTCAACACTACGTTTGAGGCAGTTGTCTTCTCTCGAATGACCATCTCAGCCGTATAGCCGTCAAGGTTAATTAGGTTTTTATTAGCGTCTTTCCACTTGATGACTTGAGTGAAAGTGGCACCCTTGTCAGCAGTGAAACCATAGGTTGCCGCAAGCGAACTCATTTACAGTCTCCTCTACATACTGGAAGGGGCGGGGGCGCTTGGCCCCCGCCCCTTGTATACCAGTGTCTCAGTTGGCGGGGTTATCAGGAGATAGCGCCACCAAGAGTGTTGAGGATGACTCGCGACTCGGCGGTGATCATGCCGAAGCCCCAGATGGCGTACCATGCCAAGCCGTGCTCACGACCGAAGTCGATCACACCACCGTCACGCAGTTCAACCGGGAGGCTGATGGCGTGACCGAAGGCATTGTCACCAATCATGATGGCAGCGTATGATTCGCTGTTCACGTCGTCACCAACGCCCGAGTCTGGGAGACCAGCAGCGATGGCGCTGGTGTCAAGACCCTTAGCGACCTGCGTGGTCTCAATGAACACGACGTCGTAGATACGACCGATCTCACCGAGCATGAAGTTGCCGGGGGCGGCGTACTTCGTGACTTCGATGAACTCTGGCCAGTCGCGGAGTGCGCGGCTCTGTGACGGGTGAACGAAACACACGTAAGTGTCGCCCAAGCGTGGGATGTTCTCACCAGCGAGAACCTCAACTGCGTCCTTGACGGTAGCAGGCGAGAGGTATCCCGGTGAAGCAGCGGTACCAACGGTTCCGGCGTCGTATGGGCTGAGTGCGCCACGAGCCGAAGCAGCGGTACGACCGAAGACGACGCTAGGAGCGACGGCTGAGCCACCACCGAACGGAACTGCGTTCTGGTAGAGGGTGTTACGTGCCTGCGTGTCCATGGACTGTGCCATGTGACGACCGAGGAGACGTGAAGCCGAAGCCATGACGTCATCAAATGCTGCGTTGAGGAGGAGTTCGGTAACTGCAACAGCCTTACCATGTTCCTTAACGGTGATCTGAATCTGTGATGCGGTCAAGGAGACCGGCTCCATACGAACACCTTCGCTCAACTCAGAACCAGTCTGGTCGACATCGAGGTTGTTATAACGCATGAAGTTGATGGTCAGACCGGGCTGAACGCCGAGTTCCGTCTTCTTAACAGCGAACTGCTCGAAGCGGAGAACTGGCATTGCTTGGAAAAGGATTTCCTTTGACCAGATCTGCTGGATTGCTGGGGAGAGCGCTGCACTTGAATCGTAGCCAGTTGCGGATACTGATGCGGTGCTGGTAATCGCTCCACCTGTAGGTGATGGAAGGGCCATTGTGTTATCCTCCGTGGGATATTGGGTTGATGGTTAAGTTTTATCGACCTCTAAATGAGGCTGATGCCAAGAGCCTGTCTCGGACTTGTGCGTACTGATCCATCGACATTCCGGCAATATCTGCCGAAGTGTAGGTTTGCTGCTCCGTCATATTCTCCAGTGGCCCAGATGGGGTTGATCCCGTTGCCGGGACTCCCCGCAGACGTTGCTGTTGAGGCATTGCCTGCTGGATATTCTCCAGAATAGCAGACGTTCTTGTCTTTACAGCCGAAATTGCGCTTTCAATCTCATCTTCTGTGTTACCACGGATGAAGTCAAGCAACTCTGGCATGACATTGTCTTGCTCTTCTGCGATGCGGCGGGACTTGTACGATTCCAACTCTTGGAAGCGACGCTCTTGTTCGAGCACTGCTTTCTGAGCCTCAGATTCCTGCTGGAGTGCTGTGAACTTCTGTTCCCATTCCTGCTGAGCAGTGTTGATGCGCTGTTGGAACTCATCCTCTTTCTTCATGAGGAGTTCCTTGGCGCTCATCTCTTCTTCCTCACGAAGACGTCGCTCTTCTGCCTCGCGGGCGGCGACTTCTTCAGCGAGGCGCTTCTGCTCTTCGCGTTCATGGTTAAAGATTTCAACTTGATCCTGCAACTCGGAAATCTTGTCGTACAACTTGTCCTTTTCCTGACGACGAATTGCCTCTACCTCTTCCTGCGAGAACATACGAGTATTCGCTTCACGCTGGGGGGCGGGGGCTACTTCCTCAGGAGCGGCCTGCTGTACAGGGTTATCAATGGTGACAGAATCACCAGTCATTTCTTCTGACATTATTTCTACCTCAATGGTCGTGCTTATATGGCTTGAATAGATTCCGTTTTATTAGTCCGAATCAGGCACACGTCGTTGAGCCAAATTGGCTCCGTATGCCCTCTGCACCAGTTGATTTACTGCGTCGCCGGAAGGGGCTACCCCCGGCATTACTCCCGATCCCCCTTGTGCGGAACCGGTAGAAGTTACATCCGACCCACCTGCGCTGGTGACGCCACCTTCGCCTGCGGGCTGTGCTCCTTCTGGTGTAACCATACCAGTTAGAGCCATGACGGATGCGGATATCTGTGCGTTGAGTAGTTCGAGAGCGCCTTGATCCATGGCGTCATCGCGAAGTTCCTCAAACACTTCGGCCATCTTCTCATTCGGGAACTCTTCACCAAGGGCGCGTAGAGCACCTCGCTTGGATTCAAGACCCATAGCCATCTTGGCCTGCAACTCGTTCAACTTGATCAACTGATCGACCGGCAATGGGTCAGGCCAATGTATAGCCGTACGATATGTATTAGGATCACGTGGATCTAAGATCTGAAGTTGATCAGGTTCTGGGAATGTTGCTTCAGAAGGATTCCACTGAAGTGATTCCGGCTCATGTACTGCCTGTGTGCGGATGATGAGTTCGTTCAACTGAACGAGGCCCTTAGTGAAGGGCGTACGCTTCATGTGGTAGCGATTCATCATCGGCTGGTACTGCATGGCGAGGGCGACACCAGAGGTGTTGGAGATTGGTTGAGTCCTACCGAGAGCGGACTCGGGCACGCCAGTAATCTCGTGCATGGCCTGCTTGATAATCTCAAGGTACTGCAATGCACCAGACATCTCGCCTTTAGACTCTAGGTTATACACGCGAGAGTCTTTAGGTAGACCAGCCCATACCTTCTTAGCACCACGCTCTAACTGAGAAGCCTTGGCACCGGTAATGATCGTCACGGGGGCGCTGTGGTAGTTGATGATGTCCGAGACTTCGGTCATCTTCTCATTCATCTCGCGATTCAGCGGGATGATGTCCCAGATGTCAGACTGACCCCAAGGTGAGGAGGAGATACTGACGTTAGGGATATGGATAACAGGTACCTTACCGATTGGGTTTTCGTACTGGTCAATCAACTCATCATTGATGTACTGCTCAACCGTTTCATCAGTAAGAATCTCAGTGAACGTGTACACCTGACGGGTGCCTTCTGGGCTGGTGCCCCAGAACCGGTACTTCAACTTGAATCGGAGAATACGGTCTCGGTCGTGTGGGTGATACTCGGGGAAACAGTGGGCAGGGTTAAGTGGTATTAGGCGTGTCTTACCAGTATGGATGACACCTAGAGAATCTTCCCACGGTTCTTCGTACGCCACTTTGACAAAGCAGTCGCCGGTAATACCAGCCAACTGACCCATCTCCCACAGAACTTTCTGCTTATCGTTGTCTACTTCCCACACCTTCTGAAGGACGTGGGGAATAATTGCAGCAGTTGCTTCTGGGGTCTTGAACTGGACTCCCCGTCCGAAGCAGAAGTTGGTGATGTAGTCCGACATGGTACGGACGTAGTTGAGATAGATGTTTTGCTCACCCATCTCACGGCGGTGAGACCAATGATGACCTAAGTACCAAGCCCAAGATGCTGCATATCGATTAAGGCGGGGGCCATGAATCTCAAACTCTTCGTCGGCCAGTTCGACCAAGCCAAGGGGAGAGATAGCGACGGTAAGGTCGCTGGAACTAGCCCTATAACTTGGTGACCAAAAATCAACTGGCACTATGTGCTCCCGTCAGACGTACGTACACTAAACAGAATAGCAGATTACTTTCCGCTCTTCTTCTTCTTTGCGGCGTTCATGTTGTCAACAAGATTCGGGTAAGGACGACCCGCTTTCTTGTCCCAGACCTTCTTTTCTGCCATTACTTCTTTCCTCTATTACGAGCACGGTTAGTACTGGCGTCCTCTGCGACGAGTTTCCCACTCTTGGTGTGGGACATGTCTTTCTTCGCTACTGGCTTCTTGCTGTTCTTGTCGTTGGGGCCGTCGATACCACGGTCACGACGCTCAGCACGACGTTCGACCTTCTTGTCCTTGACGGACTGTTTCTGGTCATACTCCTTCTGATACTCGGCCTTCTTCTTCCGAGCGTCAGGATTGTCTTGGTAATACTTCGCAGTCTTGCGGGGGGCCATCACCATTTCTCCTTGTCTGCCCAGTAAGCGGCTGACATCTTTCCTTTTTTGATGTTGGCACCATGACGAGCCTTGAATGAGGCACGCTTCTTCTTCATTGCCTCTGACTCGCCTGCCTTCGGCTTACCGGCGGTCTTGGCACCCTGCTCACCAAAGCGGATCAACTTGACCTGATCGCCTTGCTTAGCCAGCACTGCGTGCGACTTGGAGGGGTGACCGGGGGTCTTCTTCGGCTTGTTGTAACCCTCAAAGGTAATACCGCCTCGGGTATATTTCGATTTCTTGTCTTCTGCCATGACTTACTCCTATATGGACTTGTTGTTCACTTTATCAACAGACTTGGCGATGCGAGAGTATCCGCCGCACTTCTTGCACTGAATGATTTGGTACGAAGCCATAGGGGTATGAGCAAATCCCCTCTTGACTACTTCTGCGTGTCCGCAGCGAGGACAAGCGTTGGGGTCGCCCCCGTACAGACCACGGTGTGGGTGATTCTTGATCCACGGGAGTAGGCGCTCGTATACCTTCTCTGTGAGAACTACGTCTTGCATATTGTACTTCTTCATAGTCGACCACGCTTTGTGGTCGTCTTTCATACAACGCAGCCATAGGTCAAACCCATCATGCTGAAGTTTGGAACCTATGCCTAACTCTGTGGCGACATGTTGCAACTTGTTGCTGGTGAAACGGAATCGTTGCTTGACTACGTTCATTAGGTCTATGTCTGTGTAGGGACTTGGGGGCGGATATCCCGCCAATACGAACTCCCTATTCAAGTGTTTCATATCGAACGATTTACTGTTGTAGCCAACTACAGCATCTGCTTCGTCCAATAGTTCCCATGCCTGCTTAATCATGGCGTCATGACCATCGTGGTGGTCTGAGGCAAAGTACACCTTCTTCTCTCCGTGCCACTTAGCAGCCCAAGAGATAACAGTGCCAAACTCTTCAACTTGGTTGAGTCCTACGTTCTGGTCCCACAACCCCCAGACATAAGCAAGGCTGGGGCGTGTCTCAATGTCAATCGTCAGGATACGGATGCCCAATGGAGCACCTCCTTGTGTCACGTGTTACTTAGTAGTATACACGTATAGGTATTAGAACAGTGTACCTTGGTTCGGGTCTGGCTCTTGCTCTTGCTTACCTTTAGTAGCAGGTTTAACATCGGCCTTAGGCGAACTCTCACCTCTAACCCTTGCCCGTTCTTTCAAGAAGTCAGCAGCAGCATCTTCAGGTGCTAGGTCTGGGGCGGCACGTTCTCCGGTGGTATTAGGTGACCTAATACCACCCCAAACAATTGCTTGGTCTGAGTGCAACGTACTGCTTCTACCTTTATTGGCCACTTGTTGACCCGCATTAAGTACAGCATGAGTACGTTGGTCTATAGTGAGGTCGGGCATCGGGACTTTGCCTTGTGTTATCGCTGCGTCCCACGCGGAAGCGGCTGGCTTACCCGGACTAGGTTTGTCGTACTCCGCTGCCAAGGCGGCTTCTTTCTGCCAGAAATCCTGTGCTGAAGAAGGGACACTACCAAACGGTAATTTCATCTGCATACCACCTTCTCCGTATAGTCGGACTAGGTGGTTGTAGGCTTCTGTACTTTTGGCAAATTGACCGGCAGACATGATTGACTGATTGTACGACGTGATCTTCGCCGGTTGGTCTACTCGTCCGGGTTCAACTGCTTTAGATGCAGGTGACGACATGGCCTCGTCCCACGTAGTATTACCACGTGTCATCTCAAGGGCCTTTGTAACAGCATTTCTGTTACGCACACCGCCTAGAGGACGCATGGACTCTAGATCTGGGTGTACTTTCTGACCCTTTACGTAGTCGGCCCCGTAGATTGCGGCTTGTTCAGGAGTAACGCCCTTCTTAGGATCTGCACTAAAAGTAGCACCTGAAACGGACCCTAGAATTGCAACTTGATGGCTATTCAACTTAGTCAAGTCAACTTGACCTTGGGGCACGGAGACTGGATTATACCTACGCTGACTGTCGCGGGCGTTTGACTTAGTCTGGACACCAACAATATGTTTAGAGGCAACTTCAGATACGTCAACATCAGTATTTACTCCAGAAGCAATCTCGGATATACGCCTTGCTCCGGGGAGTTCCGTTTTCTTGGGATCGTTCTGGGGGCTGATCGCAGCACCGGCGGCGACTACCTTGTCTAAAGAGATTCCTGTATCCTCACTGATCTGAGCCATATCAGCGTGATGGTCGTGATACCACA